GATTCTTTATTCAACAGGTTATGTTGGTGCGCTTCTTCTCATTTGTTGTCATATTTCATCTTTGCCAGAAAGTGCGTCTTTAAGATGTTTGCACCATGGGTTAAGCGAGGCGATAAATAAGTTTTTAGAAGCCTGTGAAAACAAAGAGGTGAAAGATGACTGATGATTGTAAAGATGCGGTCGCTTCTTTTGAGACTATTGAAGGACAAGTTTCTGTGAGACTTCCGTCATATCCAGAAGTTGGCACCAAAATCACAATTAAAAATTCAGGAAATCAACCGCTTTCTGTTTATGGACCGAAGACCAAAAGTTTTAAATATGTGAAAATTGGAAGTGTCGATAGTGGGAAAATGACGGCCTATATAACAAACAACGAGGTGAAAGATGACTGATGAGAAATATGATATGACAATTGAGGAGATTTTGTGGTTTATAGATGCAACATTTGACAATCTCCATTGTGATTCTACAAATAATTTAAGAAATATTAGCACCGAAAAAGATACAAGCGACGGACAATATTTCCTATCTCTTTCAGAATTTCAAATAATGTCGAATATGCGAGTAATGAGAAAACTTAAAGAGCTAAGAGATAAAATAATCGGCTAATTCCGATAAGATGACTTACCGGAACTAATAATAAATGAGGTGAAAAACATGTCTAAATTAAAACCATCCATTGGTAAAATTGTTTTGTATCGCATTCAAATAGCAGGTCCGAGCGAAAACAAAAAAGATTATGATAGATCACGTTTTAATATTATGCCGGCAATGATTACGAACGTGAATGAAAATGGATCTGTCGACTTATGTGCATTTGATACAGGTTGTACTGTGCCTGGTATGGGAATGCAATATAGTGACGACCCTGTTTCGCAAACTTGGTACTGGATGCCAGAATAATAAGATGACTTACCGGAACTAACTAAGAGGAGATGATATGCTTGATTTACTAGATTTTATTTTTGGAGAGCCTGAAAGTTTAAAAGGAGAGCTTATGAAGATTTTATATCTCTCTGTTGGGTTCGCATGGGTGCTTTTGTTTTTTTGGCTTTTAAACTGACTCATCGGAACTAAGGGGAGATGATATGAATGAAAGAAGGTTCAACGAGATTCCGAGTCTTTTTAAAGTTACACTTTTTGATGACAAAAAAGAATATGTCGGCAATGTACTTGAAGAACGTGGGAATTGGTTGATTATTTCTACTTATTTTAGATTTAGGGAGGATCGAGATTGGTGGTTGAATGTTGTGTACTATGGTAGCTTACTAGACGAAGTTAAACTATTTAATGGCCATAATGGTTACAAGAGAGAGAGGATAAGTAGATAAATTATATTACCGGAACTAACTAAGGGGAGATGATATGAGTTATTGTATTTCAAATATTCTTGGAATAAGAGTTGGCGGTGTTTTTAGCGGCGACGTTGTTATAAGTGATATTAAAGAACGCATCAAAAAGATTGTTCTATCATTGCGCTCTACAGAAAATCACCCTGATTTGGGCGATAAAGATGGAGATGTTTCTCATTGTATGTCAGATAAACTAACTGCACACAAAGGGTCATATGTGGTAATTGCTGGCGTTTTTAATTATTGGAATTGGGATCAAGTTTCTGTTTTTGCAAAAGCCATTTCGAAAGAATTTGGAACTGAGGTAATGCTAATGTCTTGGGACGAAGAGCAGGGTGCTATTAATTCTGAGGTTTTTTTTGGCGAGGAGGCGCTTTCTGAGGCAAAGGAAGGATCGCTGGAATACTCACTTGATGAAATACTTAGGAGAACCCTTTAAAATAATGACTTACCGGAACTAAATAGGTATAAAAAATAGGGCTAATTAGTCCTATATCCATTGAAATACGTCTAATGATAGGTCGGTTATACCTATTTCTAATAACATTGGGGCATCGTCTAATGGTAAGACGCTAGAATTTGACTCTAGTAATCGAGGTTCGAATCCTTGTGCCTCAGCTTTAATTTTATTTTTAATAAAAAGTGGATATTATTATGCTATTTATTATTTTATTGATTTTAGTTTTATGTTTTATGTTTTATTTTTTATATCTTTCACTTTGGTGGATTGTCTTAACTTTTTTAATTTTTATCGCAATTTGTTATATTTTTGTTTATGTAGATTCTTTATAAGCTTAAAAATGTATGATAGGATATGTAAATGAAAATAGAAATAGGATCTAGCTTATTACCAACGGCTCTTTTGTGTATCTTCATCACACTCAAGCTCTGTAAGATTATTGCATGGTCGTGGTGGTGGGTTTTATCTCCAATTTGGGCGTCTCTAGCTATTTTTCTATCTATAGTTTTGACGTTTGGTGTTGGTGCATTAATTACGCTTGGTATTGCTTGTATAAAAGATTTAAAACAAAAGTAAGAAGGCAAGGAAGTGATTGCCATCGGGACATTTTATGGCTAAAGCAACCCTAACATTTGATCTGGATGATGCAGATGATAGAATGGCACATCTTAGATGTGTTAGTTCTCTTGATATGGCTCTAATTCTTTGGCATCTTAGAATGAACTTTATAAGAGAGTTAGAACACAGCCTTAGAAGCTATAAGCCAAAAGGCGATATTCAATTCGATAGTGATCATATTGATGCGTTTATAGAGATGCTTCAAGATAAAATGAACGAGCTTTTTGATGATAATGATGTAAATATAGGTGAGTTAATTAACTAAAAACAATATGAAAGAATTTATACATATCACACACCCGCAGTCGATGTTTTACCATACCGTAGGTATTGATGAACAGCTGTTGAAATATTGGGGGATTTCAGAAGAACAATATCTTTCAAATATTGAGGATGCTAAAAAAATGTATTTTAAAAAGATGAAAAAGTATATCAAGACTCATAATGAATCAAAAATTAACGAAAACATTGTGAAATTATTAATTAACTAAAAAGGTTATTTCGTTAAAGAACAAGAAGGCTGGAAAAGAAAACCCTGGAGAAAGAAATGATACCAACAAATGAACAATTGATTGAAAACGCTGTTAAATCTGTTGGCAGACCATCTGTTTATGATCAATCTATGTGTAATGATGCGTTATTATGGTTAGCAAGACCTGGTATTCCTAAGAAATCTCTCTGTGCTAGATTCTCAATTGAAGAAAAAACTCTTTATCGTTGGTTAAAGGAACACGAAGAATTTAGTCAGTCCGTAAATAAGGGTATAGTCATTGGATTCATGTTATTCGTTGAAAAAAACTACCAAGATTCAAAGGATAGGGACGTAAACACTGCTCTAATTCAATTGCTTGGTCGTAATATATATGGCATGGATGTTAAAGAAATAGACAAACTTTGGGATGTTGGAAAACTACCCGCAGATGCTCAAAAGGCATTGTCTGAACTAATTAATAAAGTTACAACAGCTCAACTACCACCATCAGTCGGCAAGGCTATTGGTGATCTTGTTAATATGAAGCTTGTTAGAGAAATAGAAGAACTCAAGTTAAAGGTTGAAAAGATAGAGCAAGAAAATGGCTAATATTACATCTCTATCATCAAAGATAGATAAGTTATATGCAAAATATGTTTCACGTGAAACTATCGTAACGAGGGTTGTTGATAAAGAACAGCCATATCAAACAAAGGAAGATTATTTACAGGCCGAAGGATTGGAGAATGAGCAGGTATTGCTCGTAACAATCAGGGTATAAATATGGAAGCCTATCTTCGATTCTGTGCTGCTAAAAGAAAGCCATGGTCATGGATATTTAAAAAGAACTTCGGTCATATAATTGCATACGTACAAAAAGAGTCAGGTGGCTGGCTTTGTCTAAACCCTTGTAGTAATATTTTGCAGGTATATCATGAGTCAGAAATCATCGCAAGCAATCATATGGAAGAAGGTGACACTATTATTAGATTATCCGTGCTAACAAACTCAAAGACCAAATTAGGTCGTTTATTCTCATGCGTATCGCTCATAAAATACATTCTAGGCATCGATCTTCCAGGCATTACACCATACGGATTGTACAAAGCTTGCGTTAAAAAGAAACATCCAGGTATAATAAGCTGCAAAATCATTCAATAGGAGATAGAACAATGGGATTTGGATCACCATCTGTACAACCGGACCCAGCTCTGGCCGCAGAACAAAAGAAATTAGCAACTCAACAGGCAGCAGAAGAGAAAAAACGTGAGCAAATACGCATTGCAATGTTGCGTGCTCGTCAACAAGGCGTCCCTTTAGGTGGTGGTAAACCATCTGGTGGTGGCCAACAGACAACTTCTGACACATTAGGATAATGTTATGGTTAACAAAGTTGAAAAGATTATTGAAAGATATGGCAGGGCAAGGGCAAATGGCGATCAGTGGAAATCATTTTTCGATGAGGCATACGAATATATCTTCCCAAACAGAGATGTTAGGGATATGGTTGTGCCTGGTGAGCGTAAGAATCGTCAAGTCTATGATAATACACCAACAATTGCTGCTAAGCGTTATATATCTAAACTTCATACCGGACTAACTCCGTTATATTCTCAGTGGGCAAGTCTCATTCCAAACAAAGAAGTACCAACAGAGATTGAAGGAGATATAACAGAGATTCTTCAAGGCATTACAAAGCAGATCTTTCAGTTTATCGATGAATCTAACTTCCATCTTGTTATCAATGAGGCCTATCATGATCTAGTTATGGGAACTGGAATATTCTTGTGTTTAGAAACTGGAGATATTGAAGCACCATTCACATTTAGATACACACCTCTTCAGCATGTCTTTTTAGATCCGACTGAAACAGGTGATGTTAAGACAGTATTTAGAGAATTTAGAGAATTACCTGTTCAAGATATCATGACGTTATGGCCGATTGAGGATACAATACTACCTCAGGGCTTAAAAAATATGCTTGAACAGCGACCTACAGAGAAGATTCAGCTAATTGAGGGTACAATATATGATCCTAAAAAAGATGAATATGAATATTTTGTCTTATATGAAAAAGAAAAGACTATCTTATACAGCCAAGTCTCTGAATCAAGTCCATGGATCGTCTTTAGATGGAGCAAGAGAGCTGGTGAAGTATATGGTCGTGGTATTGGTTTAGATGCGTTGCCAACAATTCGAACATTAAATAAGATGGTTGAGTTCGAATTAAAGGCAACAGAACTTCTTGCATATCCAATCTACATGACATTCAGAGATGGGATCTTTGATCCATGGACAGTTAAGATTAGACCAAATATTAATATTCCTGTATCTCCGGGAGCTGGAAATAATCCTCCAATCATTCCATTACCTCAGGCTGGTAACATACAATATTCACAGTTACAGGTTCAAGACTTTAGAAGTCAAATCAATACAATGTTCTTTTCTGATAATCTTGGAGATCCTGTTGAATCATCGAAGATGACTGCAACTGAAGTAAATATCAGACATCAACAGGTATTAGAAGAGCAGACACCATCATTGGGCAGGTTAATAACGGAATTAATCAACAAGATAATGGATCGTATTTTATTCATCTTGAGAAAAGAAGGATTGGTTCCAAAAGTTCTAACGCTTAAAGACAGGCGCATTAAACTTGATTATCAATCACCGTTAGCTCAAGTTGAAGGAATTCAGAATATTAATAAGCTCTCACAAGCAGGTCAGGTATTTCAATCACTGCTGGGTCCTCAAATTGCAATGTTTATGTTTGATATACCAAAACTTGCAGAATGGGTACCAAAACAATTAAACGCACCAATTGAACCATTTGCTTCAGCTAAAAAGATTAAAGAACTTGTTACTAATATGCAAAACCAGATGCAGCAACAGCAGCAACAACCCCAAGGGGCACTTCCGTCTGCTCAATCTGCACAACCACTTCCCGCACAACAACAATAACAGGAGATTAAAAATGGCAGAAAGAAAAGTTGAATATTCAAAAGAACAAGTTGAACAGATTAACAGGACAATTGCACTGTTCAAAAAGACATTTGATAATGACTCTGGAAAAGAGGTAATGAAGACTTTGAGAGAGGGCTTTGTAGATAAGGTTGATCTTCCTATATCTGCTGCCGCTATGCAAGAATTTGGTAGTGTTGAAGTCTATTTAGGATTTATGCAGGGTCAAAGAAACATAGTTCTTTTTATAGAGAAATATTTACACATGAAGGAAATTGTTATTGAAGATATAAACTCTGCATCTAAGGAGGGTTAGATATGAACAATATGGGTCAGATGGCAGATGCAGACGCTACGCCAGAAGAAAACACGTCTAAAGTTCAGGACAAGAATGTCGAAGACATTGATGTTGGAAAGATTGAAGAAACACCGATTGATCAGAAACACGAACCTGACTGGAGATGGAATGAAAACGTCGAAGGTAAAGGTGATAAGCCAGATTGGTTCTTAAAAGATAAGTACAAGACTGTTGAAGACCAAGCAAAGGCATATGTTGAGGCTCAGAAGAGAATCGGCGATCTATCTAGTAGGATTGGTAACTTCAAAGGAGCTCCAGATAAATATGATTTCACTGATGTTGGCTTTAACATTGATTATGAATCTGAATCATTCAAGTCGTTTGATGGACTTCTTCGTCAGAAAGGTGTTGATAATGATCTAGCAAAGGATTTGGTTAAGTTCTATTTAGATCAAGAATCACAAACTAAAGAACAGACCAAACTTGATACTGAAAAAGAATTGGCCGCCATTGGTCCGGACGCAGCACAACAAATCCAAAATATAAATAATTGGGCAGCGAATAATCTAGATGACTCAGCGGCCAATATGGTTAGTCTTATGCTTGAAAATCCAATGGCTGATACTGTTAACTTATTCAAATCTTTGAGAAAACTAACTGTTTCAACACAGCCACCTGAATCTGCTTCAACTGGAACTGGTGAAACACCTAAGGATATTCAAATGGAAATGAATCGAAATTATGATCAATACATGAAAGATGAAGTTTATCGATCATCAATTAGAAAACGATTAGAAGAAGCAATGCGTAGTGAAAAGACAAATACTTGACAAATAAGGATTGTTAGGGCTAGTATAGAAATTATATTAGCCCTAATGCAGCGTGGATACCTTTTTAGCCCGCAAAACATGGGATACCTAATTAAACGTGGTATTTAATGTTTTAACTAAAAGAGGAGTCTGCTATGTCTGACTTATCCGCTGTAGAACAACAGATCTTTGATCAGTTGGTTCACACAATTTATGAAAATGGTAGTGAGGGTAAAAAACTCCGCCAAACCGTTCGTAACCGAACAAACTTCGTTGGTAGTTCTATTCAATGGCGCAAAGTTGATTCTGTTCAAATGACAGAAAGTGCATTTCAAACTACTGTCCCTTTAACATCTGCTGTTTTTACTCCGGTTATTAGTAATCTAGTAAAATATATTCTTGCTATCCCTGTTGATGATATCGAAAGATTTGTCGTTAACTTTGATGAAAGACAAGAATCAGCTATGTTATGCGCTTCAGCCTTAGCTCGTAGAGAAGATCAATTGGTTATTAATTCTATGATTAACTCAGGTACGGGTAATACTATTGCTGAAGGTGGTGCTAACTTAACTTTTGCCAAAATGCGTGAAATTAATAGTTTCTTTTCAAGGAAGGGTGTTCCATCTGCAATGCGACATTTAATTATTTCTGCTGCTGGTGAAGACAGTCTTATTGCACAAAGTCAATTAACAAGTTCTGATTATATCAATGTGAAACCAATTACAAGTGGTACGGTTGATGGATCAAATGTTATGGGCATGACGGTTCATGTTATTCCTGATATGATAGAAGGTGGGTTACCATTAGCTGGTGATATTCGTTCTTGCTTTGCATATCATGGCATGTCAACTGGTTATGGTGCTCGTGATTTTGGCACAAGAGTTGATGAAATTCCTAGAGAAGATATTTGGCAGGTAAAAATTAAAACATTTGCAGACTGCAAAACAATTGATGCTACAGGAATTATCAAGATCGACATCGACGAAACTAAATAATTGGAGATAAATAATGTCTTATAATAAAGATAACTTTGATATATCCTCGCGTGCTATTTCACCTAATGTTGTTTTGACTTATACATATCAAAATACTTCTGACACATTAGCTACAATTGTTGCAAGTGGATATTTTAATACAATAACTGCGCGGTTGAAGATTAATGATCTTATTTATGCTCGTGGTTCTGATGATGCAGCTACATTAAGAGTTACTTCAGCAACTGCTGCTACCACTGTTACAACTACAATTGAATCAGAAGAATCAGTTGAGTTAGTAGAAGGTAGTATGTTGATTGGTAATTCTGCCGGTATATCAACAGCATTAGATGTTAGTGGTGACACTAAAATCGTTGTTGGTAATGCTACAACTGCAACTTCTGTTGCTCTATCTGGCGATATCACCATGACAAACGCTGGTGTTACAAGCATCGGATCTGACAAAGTTGTAACTGCTAAAATTCTAGATGCGAATGTAACGAAAGCGAAACTCGCAGTTGGTATTTCAGCAAGTCATATGGCTGTTTATGGTTCGGCATCTTTCACTACTGTTGGTGGTTCTGCTGCTGAAGCAATTACCGTAACTGGCGCTGCTGCTACAGATTTAGCCTTTGTAACGATTAGAACTGTTGGCTCAAGCCCACAAACTATCGTTTCAGCTGCTGTAACAACTGATACATTGACTGTAACCTTTAGCGGCGATCCTTCAAACGATCACGTTATTGATTATATGATTGTTCGTGCTACTAGTTAGTATTAAAGATTGAGGGGGTTAGCCGGTGGGAATGTGACGGTTAATTAAAGGTGGACATCTAAGGGTGTCCTACCCTCATTTTTTGAGGATTGATTATGTCGTTAAACAAGATTCAGATTATTTCAAGAGTTATCGAACTTCTAAATAAAGGACCGATTACTTCTATAGCAGATACTTTCTCTCAAACTGTTGAAAACACATATGATTATTTAATTGTTTCTGAACTTGCAAAACCAGGTTGGCGTTTTGCCGTTAAGATTCAGGAATTAAGTAAATTAGTTGATACACCGGTTATTGATAACTGGGACTATATCTATGAACTACCTTCTGATTATTTATCATTGGTAAGACTTCATCCAAATACAATAAACTATCAAATATATTCAAACAAGACTTTATATTCAAATGAAACATCTTTGAAAGCCGAATATAGATTTAAACCTAATGAAATAGACTTTCCGGGTTATTTCCAAGATTATATTATTAAACTTGTTGCATCACACGCTGCATTAACAAACGCAACATCTGAAACATTATCTGCAAAATTAGCTCAAATGGCTCAAATGGCATTAAATTCTGCAATGGCTGCGGATGCACAATCACATCCATCCTTTGAAATACAAGATTCTCCATTAACATCGGTTAGATAAATGGCAAAACTAAATTTCACACAATCAAACTTCACTCGTGGTCAACTAGATCCGCGATTACATTCAAGATTTGATTTCGAAGGTTTTTATAAGGGTGTTAAAGAAGCAACAAACGTTATTATTGAACCTCATGGTGCATTGAGTAGAAGATTTGGCTTTAAGGATCAAGATATTAACTTTGCAAAATCTAGTGATTATGGTAAAAGTTCATTTAAATGGGAACTTATAAAATATTCAACAGATGTTTTGTATCTTATTCTATTTGCATTTAAAACAGATGATTCAGTTAGACAAATAAAGATCTATAAGAAAGTTGGCGAATCACTTAGTTTATTACAAACAATAAATGTTACAAATATTACGTATGCTCAATTAGAATCAATAGACTTAAGTTCTGGTGCTAATGTACTATTTTTAACGCATCAGGATATTGCACCACTATATATTTATCAAGGTGTGTTGGGAGAGGCAGATTGGAAGTTAGATTATATTCATTTTCAGAATCTACCTACATATGATTTTGATAATGATTATCAGAATGCAGAATTTAAAGTATCTGATATAGATGTTGGATTTAATACTGCTTTAACTATTCCGTCTCATAAACCAGATTATCCATCTGTTAAAGGATTTTTTGAATTTACACAACCTGGTGGACCACAAACTCCTTTGGTAGGACCTACAAGTCCAGCTCCAGGTGATCGTTATATTAACACAACAAAAGAACCGTTTCTTATAGTTTTCCCAGCGCTATTTGTTTTTGAAGGAGATATTTTAGAATTTGCTGTAAGTGGGTGGTTTCCAGCAGCAACAGGAACATCATTATCACGACCATCTAATAATTCTGTTGTTCAGGATTCTGTAACTTCTAAATATTATCGATTTAATCAAACAGCATTCCATTGGTATGAAATATCCGGTGGAACATTTGAATTTTCGCCAAAATATGTTGGTGGTGTATTTTCAGGTAATGAAGGAACAATGCGTCTGACGGATTATGTATCTGTATCTGAAATGCAAGGTACAGTTACAGTTGCATTTAAAAATACAGATACATTCCCAGGATCAGAAGCGGTTCTTGCAGAGGTCGCATGGAGTAGCACACTTGGTTATCCATCTTGTTCGTCTATTTATCAGGATAGATTGTGGTATGGTGGTTTAAAATCATTACCAGCAGGTTTGTTTGGATCTAAGATAGGTCAGGCTAATTACTTTGATTTTGATGATTCAACGGCATTACCAAATTCTGCAATTAATCTGTTCTTACAGTTAACAGAATCAAACATAATTAAGAAACTATTACCTGCTAGTACTTTATTTGCATTTACAACAACTGGTACTGCATCTACATCATTCTTATATGAAGGTGTTGTTACTGCAACAGATATTTCATTTACACAGGTCAATAATATTGGACTATCTGCAACAACTAATCCTGTATTTTTTAACAATCAAGTTATTTATGCAGCAAATGGTGGAAAGATTATTGAAGGAATGGATTTTTCAAATGATAAACAAAACTATCTAACAACAGATGTTTCTATTCTTGCACAGAACCTAATTAATAATCCCAAACGATTAGCTATCTTTCAGAACCCAGAAACAGATACGGGTTCATATTTATTAGTAGCAAATGATGATGGTACTATAGCGGCCTTTCAGTCTTTACCAGCAGAAAATGTTGCCGGATGGTCTGGTATAGAATCTCAAATGTTAATAAGAGATCTAGTATATTCACAGAATGATATTTATGCTCTAGCTGAATATGATAATGTCTTTCATATAATGAAATTAGATTTTGAAGCATTCTTTGATTTACAGGGATCGCAAACATTATCACCTGCATCAGCAACGATTACTGGATTGAGCAAATACGAAGGCCATGAAATTGGTATTAAAGCAGATGGTTTCTATCCTGGTGCATTTACTGTTTCTGGTGGTGAAGTAACAATTCCATTTACAGCAACAGATGTAGAATATGGTTATGAATTTTCATCAACTATTAAAACAATGCCTTTAAACTTTAGTTTTCAGCAAAATGCATCGACCTTGTATAACAATAAGACGGTCAGAACATTAACACTTGATTATTATAATAGTTTGGGTCTTATAGTTAATGGTTATCAAATACCAGAATTAACAATGGATGTTAGTCATTTTGACACACCAGAGGTTGGTAAGACGGGATTTTATAGATTCACGCCAATGAATGGGTGGGCTCCTTTGCAAGAATTTGAAATAACTCATGATGTTCCTTATAAATTTACATTAAGGGCATTATCTTTTGACGTGGAGATTGAATAATGAAACAGTTTTCTGAAAATTTTAAGAATCCTTTATTTGATATTGGAACTGTAGCAAGTGGCGCACTATCTATATTCCAATTGGGTGCGATTGGAGCTGGTGAAGCAGGTCAAGAAGGAGCTTTGCAAGATCAGATTGCTGAAACAAAGATTCAAGCATCTGAACAAGCCATTAATAGAAACAAACAACTTGAAAATGTTCTTGCAACAAATGAAGCAAGATCTTCTGCCAGAGGTATTTCTATGGCATCTGGTAGTTTTAAAGCTGTTCAGGGAGAATCGAATGCAAACGCTGATAAAGCAGATCGTATCGCAAAGATTAATACAGCAATAAGAACAAAAAATATTCAAGATGAAATAGATGCTGTTCATAGAAAAGCAAATGCTAGTAGATTCAATGCCTTATTAAATTTTGGCGAAGGAGTCTTGTCTTTGGCTGCTTTTACTGTTATTTAAATTTATATAGGACATAATGATGAGTAAAGATTCGTCTGTTTTTGATCCACAAATTACTGTTCAACCGCAACAGGCGCCAGATATTCAATCATCATATCAAGCATTAAGTGATAGTTTGGGTGCATTTAAGACAGGTGTTGTTTCAACACTACAAAAACCAATAGAGTTTCAGGCTATTCAAAAAGGTAAGGAAGCGGGTGAAAAAGAAGATTATACTCCCAGTGGAATACCTATAACACCAATTGCTATTGCAGAAAGACAAACTGCCATGCAATCTCATCAATCAGTTATTTTAAATGATGTTAAGTCACAAATATCTAAACTTCATTTAAAATATACAACGCCAAAGAGTTCGATGAATCCAAATGGTGGTATTGGTATGGATTCCCTACCAAAGTTCCAGGCTGAAACTGAAGGTTGGTTCCAGGGATATATGGCTCATACACCAAAAGTCTTTCAGTCAACTGCAAAAACTGCTTTTGCTGATTATGCACGAACTGCGCAAACATCTTTAGTAAAACAAACTGGTGATTTAGTTCAGAAGCAACAAGCATTTAACATTATGACTGGTGTTGACCAGATTAAGACAGATGCAATGAATGCTGCTTATTCTAATGATCCAAAAAAAGCAGATGCATTATATTCATCTATACAACAAAAGTTAAGTGAAGGTGTTGCAACGGGTTCATATTCTGAAGCACAAGCATTTAATATCTTAAGTCCATTTAAAAAGCAATTAACACAAGAGAAATATGTTGGTAATGCAAAAGATTCTTGGGCACATGGTGTTTTACGTCAAGATTGGGCGGAAAAAGTTCAGAATAATAAATCTTTGGGCAGTGTTGAAAAAGATAAAATTATCCAACAAGGTCTTGCTACATATAAACAATTAGATGATCGAGCAAAAGCTAGTGGTGTTCAATTAGATGAACAAAGAAAGCAGAATCTTGAACAACAGTTAGTTGGTGGGAAAGAAGATCCTGCATTAGCAACAAAGATTGAAAAGGCATCTCCTATTGCAGCGCATGAATATGCAATTCAATCAGAAAGAAATCAACATTTTTCTGATTTAACAGATAAGTTACGATATACATCTCCAAAAGATTCTCAAGAATACTTTGATTCACATAAACTTGATCAAAAAGATCCGAATCTTGAAGAAAATCAAATACAATTAACAGCACTTAAGAACTGGAATCAATCGAGACTTCATCAATTTGTACAAGATCGTGCAACTTATACACAAAATGCACCATATGTTCAACAGATGATGGAGAATCTTAAGACAACAAAACCTTACCAAGATGCAAATAACGATCAACGATTGCAGATGGAAAAATTAATACAATCAAAAGCACAAGTTGTTCTTCAAAAATCAATGGGTACATTGCCAAATGAGTTAAGTGTTTTAACACCAGAAGATAAAAGATACTTTGCTGATAATTTTTATAATTCTGGTGCAAAAGGTAAGCAAAACTTTGTAAATGATATGGCTGCATCTTATGGTGATAATGCAGATATAGCTTTGAGAGACTTATCTAAACTAGGTGTTCCTCAGAATATTATGGATTTAGCAAATTTAGATAAGTTCAAAGATTCTAAGGCTCAACTGCCGGTCATTTTTGAAGGTCTTGATGCTCAAGATATTTGGAAAGATACTGTTAGTAAGACTGGTAATACAAAAGGTGATTATGATGTTGCAGCACAAGCTGCTCTTTCAGATATTTTGCCAACAATTGGCGATACAGGGAAAAATGGAATCGATTATAGAAATAATATGCAACAATTAGTTGCGCGATCTGCTGCGGCTTATGATATTAAGAATGTCACTAGTTTTAATTCATCAAAATCAACACAGATAATGGCCGATGCTATTTATAATAATCGCTATTCTGCAATTGGTGATACTTATAGAGTTCCTAAGAATGTTGATCCAAAAACAGCTGGCGATGCCATGTATGCGATGAAGCAAGAAATTGATGGTACTAATTTTACACCATTATCTCGACTACCAACGACTCTTTCATTACGACCTGAAGATATTAAAAAACAAGATGTGGCAACTATTAGTGGTGGTCACTGGGTATCGTATCATAATGATAAAGGTGTTTATTGGGTAGATCATATGGGTATTGCAGCGACACATGCAAATAGTAAATTACATTATGATATTTTATGGAAAGATTTATACACACCAAATAGTGATATTAATAAATTAATACACAAACATCCTCGTAGTTTCATAAGGAGATTGTTTTAATGCAAGATCCAGAACAAAAGAATCCAATTACTAATCCTGTTGTTGCACCATTAAATGCACCAGAACAAGGCGGTAATCCATTTATTGCTGATATGGAACACGATATGACGCCTGTTCCTTTGACGCATATGGTTGCACGAGATTTTAGTAAGGGTTTTTCTGAATCATTTGACCTGTTAAAACATACGGTAGCAAAATATCAACATCTTCTTTCTGACAATTCATTAAATGATATAGTTTCAAATCTGTCACTTAATAGATATTCTGGAGTTCAAGATCCATATGGTGACCAAGGTCCATTAAGAGCGGCAAAGTTTTTAACCAAAGATGATTATGGAAATTCTCAGTATTTTCGAAAAACCTTAAAATATCCAAATGGTGTATATGAGGATGTTGCAAAGCTAGATGCTCAAAATTATGATAATAGTCAAGTTTATGCAGACGAACAAGCTAGAGTAAGTCATTCAACATGGGCTAATATGGTTCAATATGGATCTGGTTTTGCTGGTGGTGTTTCTGATCCTTTATTTGTATTAATGGCAATAGCAACTGATGGTTTAGGTGTTGCACCATGGTTAGCAAGATCAATTCCTTTAGTTAAAGATTCTATGAGAGCTACAAGAATTGTAAAAAGTGCTACAACTGGATTTCTTATTGGTGAAGAAGGTTCGGCAATTAGTTATGCAAAAGCAAAAGAATATCAAGAAAAAACAAATAAAATGCAGTTTTTATACTCTGGTATATTTGGAACACTGCTCGGCGGAGTTATAGGTGCTCATGCACCAAAACTAGAATCTGATATTGGAGTAACGGCAGATCTTGAGAAGAACGCACCTGGAAAATATCAAATATCATCTGTATCGCAAAGTTCACACGAAGGAATGATTAAGGTTGCAGCCGGTCAGTTAGAGAACAATATTACACCAGAAATTGGTGAAATGGTAAAAGAGGCGCATTATCAAGAGCATAATTCTATTGCAAAACAACTGGAACGTCGTGATGGAACAATGGATAAGAATGTTGCAGAGATAAAAAACCAGAGAGAGGTATTGCAAGATACTTTAGATAGAGTTAATGATGGCATTCCAAAAGAAAAAGATGCAGAAGAATTGGGGAAATTAAATACCGATGCTGAAAATTTAAGAACAAAGATTGAAGATCATGATGCAACTATTGCACTATTAGAAAAAATTCCTGAAAAAAGTTCGATGGAAGAAGTTAAGGCATCATTTAATAAATTACATCTACCATCTGCTGAAACAACTTATAACAGTTCAGATGAAAAACTATTTGAACCATCTTCAGATCAAACATTAGATCAAATGGATTTAGAAACTGCAAAAAGAATTAATGATAAATATAAAGAAATAGAACCAACATTATCAGAAGAGGCAAAAAAATATGCAGTTGATGCAGAAGATGTTGCAAATAAACATGATGCAATTAAGAAAGTTTATGCTGGTATCCGAAATTGTTTAGTAGGAGAGGCATAATGGAAAACGAAAGAGTAAAAGCATTTAATAAAAATGCATGTATACAAGGGGTTTTAGAGGCATCAAAAGCTGCGTTAAAACCTGGTGAACGTAATGAAATATTACAAGATTTATCTGAAAGATTGTCGGCAAAGAAAAACTTAGGTTTTAGTGATGAACAAGCACTTAGTGATACATTCAAAGAATTGTTTGCAGAACACGCAAAGAAAAAAACAATTGAAACAGCACAAGCGTTAAGAAAGGCCTTAGCACATAATAAAATTATTAAATTTATAGATGATCATTTTGGAAAGCCAGAAGATTTTGCAGAAGGATTACAATCAAAAATTGGAGGAACAATATCAGTTAAAAAAGGAGCAAGATTTGCTTCTGCAAGATTAGAGCAACTGAAAGTTGAGTCAAATCTTATTGGTAAAATTGGACTCAACCTAGATAAGAATGGCGTTAAAGCTGATTTTATTGCAAAAGCACACGGTGCAGATTTAATGCAAGAGTTTTTTAAACCAGGGTCAACAGGAAATGAAAAGGCACGATTAATGTCTGAATCAATAAGACCGGCTTATAGAGAGATTACAGAAGGTTTGCGTGCAAATGGTATTCCAATAGAAGATGAAAAAGAATTTATGGTTTCACATCATAGAGATCCAGAACGATTATTACATACACATGATACGATGTGGAAACGTTCAAAATATAAAGCATCAAATAAAGGTAAGGTTAATGTTAAAAAAGATCTTGAAATGGCATATCAAAGATATAAGAAAGTTCAATTACAACATCTTGATATAGATAAGACATTTAAAAATGGCATGATCGATCAAGATGATTTTTTAAGAGCAACCTTTAAGAATCAAACAATTTATGATCCAATGAAGCGAGATACTGCATTAGAAGATTTGAGAACATATGGAGGTTTGGGTGCTAGCGGATCAAAAAGACGGAAAATGTTTTATAAAGATGGTTATAGTTTTTTTAAAGAAAATGAAATTTATGGGTATGGTGATGTTTTTAATTCAATTGAGGAAACAATAGCAAAAGGTTCTAAGTTAATTGGTCTTTCTAAAGATTTTTCAACTAGTCCATATAAGGTATTAGGTTCTGTTGTTGATGAATTGAAAAAAAGACCCGGCGTTACTCAAAAAATAATTAATGATCTTAATAGACAATATTTAAGGTTTGATGAGTTAACAGGAAGGGCTGCAATTCCAGTTAATAATACACTTAACAATATTACAAATGCTTGGAGTGGTTGGCAAATAATTTCTAAATTAGGTGGAACTATTGCACGGGCATTTACTGATTTAAATGGTTATGCTACATCATTGCAGGTAAATTTTGGTGAGGGCGTGTTACATGCAAATTATGATGCATTAAAAAATTACATTAGTCATATGAAACTTGGAATGGATAAACAAGATTTAGAAAATGCTGGTTATTGGCAAAAAAGAATTACAGGTCAAATTGCATCACGATTTACAACGATGGATGGGCCTGTTGGAATGATGGGAAAGGCAGCAAGTAAGTTTCTTAATATAAATATGATTCATTGGCAAGATAAAATGTTATCTGGTGGAATTATTGATGACATAACAAGAAAGTTTTTTCAGAATTCTGGGAAATCAATGGATAAATTAAATTTAGAGACTAGGAGGTTTTTAACAAATTATGATATTAGTTCAGATGAATGGGATTTAATGAGAAAGAATCCATCTACTGGGGCAGATAGAAGAAAAAGAATTACACCAGATGATCCTATTTTAAATTATTCAAAGGAAGACGTTGCCTCACATTTAAAGAAGAACGTTAAAGATCTAACAGAAAAAGAATATTATGATGTTAGACAAAATATTCGAATGAAATATATTGGATTATTGAGAGATGAATCACAGTTTGTTTATTTAGAACCTGATATCATAGAAAAATCAATGTTTAGAGTTGGGACAAAGCCAGGAACAAAAGGCGGCATGGCTGCAAAATTATTTCTTCAATTTCATTCATGGCAATTTGGAGTGAATAGAAGAATAATGGGTAGAATGTTATCAGATATTGCTAGTAGACCAGGTGTTATGCCTAAAGTAACAAAGGCAATGCCATTACTTGCAGGTTGGGTTGCTGGAAATATGATTACAGGTTATATTTCAGAAGCAGCAATAAATATTACTAGTGGAAAAGGTGTTCCAGATCCAACGCAAGTATCTACATGGGCAAAAGCATCTTTGGGTGCGACTGGTGTATTGGGTGAGACAATAGCAGGTTTTATTGGTAAAAATTTATTTGGTGATTCCCCAGTATTAAGTGCTGGTGGACCATCAATAAGTGAATTAGATACTTTTTTAAAGATATTTAATAAAACAACTCAAGGAAATCTTCCAACAAAGATGGCGTTTTATTTAGCAAAAGGAAATATTCCTTTAATTAATTTAATTTATACAAGATTAGCATTTAATTATTTAGTTATGTGGCGATTAGAAGATAAGTTGTTCCCTGGTATGTTATGGAGACAAGTAAGAGCAGCTGAAAAACGAGGAGATCCGCCTTATTTGGTATCTCCATTATCGGTTAAAAAATAGGAGTTAATTATGACGGTTTCAACAAATTCACCACTTAAACAACATCCGGCAACAAGTGGAACAAATTCACCACTTAAACAACATCCGGCAACAAGTGGGCAAACGCAATTTACATATGATTTTTTAATCTATGATGAAGATGATCTTAAGGTATATCAGCGTGTTACTGGTGCAACTGCTGATGATTCAACGGATCTATTAATTATTACAACTGATTATACGGTTAGTGGTGTTGGCACTATAGGTGGCGGTCTTGTTACTTTGGTAACGCCAGCAATACTTGATGATATTGTAACGATTGTTAGAGATATTCCAGAAGAAAGAGCCTCAACTTATCCATCATTTAGTAAACTTTCTTCTTCGTTAGTTGATTTAGATTTAGATAGATTAACACTATTATCTCAAGATGACACAATGAATACTCGTGTTAGAGGTGTGTTTTATAATTATTCTGAAGTTATTGCTGATAAAGATCAAAGATTGCCAATATTAGGTGCCTATGAAGCATGGCGAAAGAATGCTGCAAATACAGCGTTTGAAGCTATTCAGGTATCTGAATTTAATGCTTTTATAGAATCATTAGCTAATCTATCAATAACTGGATTTATCGTTAGAAAAGATGCAACAGTAAATGGTGCATTAACAAGAATCATTGCAGGAACATCAAGTCAAATTGGTGTTGCAGATGGAGACGGGATTTCTGCAAATCCTACTATAAGTATTGTTGATGATGTTGTCTTGCCAGGAAATGGTGCAATGACTGTTCCACGAGGAACAACTGGTCAAAGGCCGGGAAGTCCTGTAGCTGGAATGTTTAGATTTGATACTACTACTGGGAAAGCACAATTATATGAGACAAGTCAATGGTCTGATATATTAACAACTGAAGGTGG